GGATTTTACCGGTGACTACTATCTTCAGACATTTTTACATTATGTTGAAGATACAGAAAAAAACAAAGACTACTATTTAGATGGCAGAGAATTTATAGGTGGACCTTCGGTAAGACAGCCTGGGCAGTTACCTTAGTAGGTTTACCATTAAGACTTTTTAGTCTATAATTTGTTATGCCTTTAAGAGAGATAAAAATAGCACCGGGCTTTAATAAACAAGTGACTCCCACAGGTGCAGCAGGACGTTGGATTGACGGAGACAATGTAAGATTTAGATACGGTTTTCCTGAAAAAATCGGTGGATGGTCACAGATTACAGGTAATAGCACTATCGGTGTAGCAAGAGATATTCATATATGGACAGATATAAGGGGACGTAGATATGTTGCCTTCGGAACCAACAAAGGTTTGTTTTTATATTTTGACGGTTCTTTGTTTGACATAAGTCCTTTAGAAACTGCTATAACAGGTGCAACATTTTCCTCATCAAACGGTTCTGCTAGTGTTACTGTAAACAAATCTGCACACGGATTAGCAGTAGGTGATCTGTTTACTTTTACCAGTGTGACTTTACCGGGCGGAGGAGCAACTGGATATTCTACAAGTGATTTTACTACAAACACTTTCGAGGTAACAACAGTGCCTAATAACAACGCATTTACAGTTACAATGGCATCGAATGAAACAGGCACAGGTATGTCAGCAGGAGGAGGAGCAACAATAAATCCATACGTAAAAGTTGGTGGTATAGGTCAGACAGCTGGTTTTGGTTGGGGAGTTGGTGAATGGGGAGGAACAATAAGTCCACTTGTCGTAACAACTCTTAATGGTGCACTATCAGATAATGAATTTGGAACTGGAGGATCTGGAACAACTATTACTCTTACTGATTCTACTGGTTTTGCATCAGCAGGTAAAATATTAGTTGGTGGAGAGTTAATAACATATACAAGCATCATTGGTAATGTGCTACAAGGCATAGTACGAGGCACAAATGGCACAACACGAACTGCTCACGATTCTGGTGCATCTGTGCAGGATGCATCAAACTATGTTTCTTGGGGTGAATCTGTTAGCACAAGCGAATTAACACTTGATCCAGGTAATTGGTCTTTAGATAATTTTGGTCAAAAACTTGTAGCCACAATTCACAATGATAGAACATTTACTTGGAATCCAATAACACTTGACTCTAATGCACTAACAACAAGAGCTGTTGTTGTATCAGGTGCTCCTACAAAATCTTCAATGTCAATAGTATCTGAAAGAGATAGACATCTGATACATCTAGGTACAAACACAGACATAAGTGATGGTAATACACAGAACTTGATGTTCATAAGATTCTCAGATCAAGAAGACATAACATCTTATACACCTACTTCAACAAATACTGCAGGAACATTTCAACTTGACTCTGGCAGTAGAATAATAGGTGCAGCAAAAGCAAAAGATTATATTCTAATTTTAACTGACACTTCTGCTTATAGAATGCAATTTGTTGGCCCACCATTTACTTTTAGTATTACACAAGTAGGGTCAAACTGTGGTCTAATTTCTCAACACGGTGTAGTATATGCTAATGGTGCTTGTTTTTGGATGGGACGTTCCGGTGGTTTTTATATGTATGACGGCACAGTAAAAAAAATGCCTTGTTCAGTTGAGGACTTTGTATTTACAACTAAAGACACAACTGACCTTGGTATCAACCTATCAGCCAGTGACACAATATATGCACAGTATAATTCGTTATTTAGTGAAATAAATTGGTTCTATCCAAAAAGTGGTTCTTCACAAATTGATAGAAGTGTTACGTTAAATTATCAAGAGGGTGTGTGGACAACCGGTAGCTTAGCTCGTACTATTTATCACGACAAAACAGTATTTGATAATCCTATTGCTGGTGAGTTTGATCTAACAGGCACACCTACTTTTCCTACGATTCAAGGTGTTACAAATACAAATGGAGCCACCACTCTTTATTTTCACGAAACGGGTACAGACGAAGTTGATGATGCAGGTAATGTAACCTCTGTAATTGGTAGTATACAAAGTGGAGATTTTGAACTACCCCTTGATGGTACGTTAGGTCAAATATTTGCAAAGATTAGAAGATTCATACCTGACTTTAGAGCATTAACTGGTAATGCTCAGGTTACTATTAACTTACGGGATTTTCCCAATGACACGGAGGTATCTTCAACTCTTGGACCATTTACAGTTGACTCTAGTACAAAAAAAATAGATACTCGTTCAAGAGCACGAGCGGTAAATTTTGATTTAAGAAATACGGCTAGTGGAGAATCCTGGAGATTTGGAACATTTAGAGCTGATATTCAACCGGATGGACAAAGATAATGGTAAAGAAAAAAGATCCCAAAGTAGGAACTGGTAAAAAACCAAAGGGTAGTGATCGTAGACTTTATACTGATGAGAACCCTAAAGATACTGTACGAATTAAATTTGCTACACCCACAGATGCTCGTAATACGGTTGCTAAAGTAAGAAAAATTAATAAACCTTATGCACGTAAAATACAAATACTAACAGTTATGGAACAACGTGCAAAGGTGATGGGAAAAACACAAGTTGTAAGTATTGCAAAAAAAGCAAAAGAGTCTTTAAAGCGAGGGAGAAAAAAAGTTGGCTAAAATTAATATAATAATACCTGAACCTAATGCAGAATACATTGTTGATAATCAACGACAAACAAAATATGGTTTGGATACACTTGTAACACAACTGAACACGTCTTATCAAATTGATCTTAAGAATGAACAAGATGCTTTTAATTGGTTTTTACAATGACAGTACGTTATAAAAATGCAGGATTTAATTTAACGACTACAGGAACGACATCAGTGTTGACTGCGCCAACAACTGGGAGATGTTTAATTAAACAAATACAAGCTCACAACGGCTCGTCAGGTGCAGTGAATTTAGCTACACAAGTAACTGATACAAGTGCAGGAGCAACATTTCGAATAGATAATGCATCAATAGCGGCTAACACCACAAGGCAGATTATATCTGAAACCTTAGTTTTAGAAGAGGGAGATATACTTAAACTCACTGCAGGTACCGCAAATGAAATACAGGGTATTGTGTCATATGCTTTAATTGATAGATCACAAGAAAACGGATAATTTTACTTGCTTTGTATTTTTTTAATTGTTAAAAATAAATATGAAAACAATTAAATGTGAAACTAAGCAAACATTTAGAAATAAAAAAACTCACCAACAATATCTAAATGAAGCTCACGCACTAGCTGACGTAGAGGATCCAAACACAGACACAGTTAAGGACGACATTGTAATTGATACAAATGTTATAGTCCCTGGTTTTGATTTATTTGGCGATAGTCAATGAAAATACTTATAAATCATAAAACGGCTGAAGCTGAAATGCATTTTAACAAAAAAGAATTAGATATTTTAAATAAAAAGAAAAAACTTGTTTTTGATCCTTCAAGTGCGAGAGATTTTGCAAATCATTTAGGAGCAATTGCTACTGATATCATTATGTCTTTAGAGAAAAATAATCATCCTGATTTAATGAAAATGTCTGAGGATGGTGGAGAGATTAAATCAAAATGAACCCTTCTGGTGGCACAGAGTTACAATTAGGTTTTTTACAAAAGTTTGTAGATAACAAACTATTAGATAAATTTAATATTACTACATCAGTTCCTGAAAAAACTCCTCTGTCAAAAGATAAGATAAATATATTATGGCAAAAAAATAGTTATGATCAACCTAACATAGCACCGTGGTTTAAAGATAAAAGAAATCACGATAAGTATGATTGGTATGTATTTAACTCACATTGGAATTATGAAAAATTTAGAATGATGTTTGATGTACCAACAAATAAATGTCACGTTATAAAAAATGGTGTTACAAACTTTCCGGAAAGAACAGTATACAAACCTGGAGATACACTACGAGTAATTCATCAGAACACACCTTGGCGAGGTCTCAATGTGCTTTTAGCAGCTATGCAACATCTACAAAATGATAATATAATATTAGACGTGTACTCAAGCACAGAAATATACGGCAAAGAATTTGATGAAAAAAACCGTGCAGAGTATGAGCCTTTGTTTGAACAAGCTCGTAAATTACCTAACGTCAACTATATTGGATACAGATCAAATGATTTTATTTTAGAAAAATTACCTAATTATCATATGTATGCTTATCCAAGTATTTGGGAAGAAACATCTTGTATATCATTATTAGAGTGTATGGCTGCAGGTTTATATTGTATTACAACTAATTTTGGTGCTTTGTATGAAACGGGATCCGAGTTTCCAATTTATGTAACGTATGACAAAGATCCTTCAAGATTGGCTGCAGTATTTGCACACGGCATTAGAGATTCACTAAGCACGCTTCACGAGCCAGTCATTCAAAAACACTTGAATAGACAACAAGATTTTGTAAAAAATTATTATTCTTGGGACAAAAAAGCAGTTGAATGGACTTTTTTTCTAAAAGGTGTGCTTGGTGGTCAATAATAAACCAATCTGGATAGAGCACGAAGATAAAATTGTAGATAGAATTCATTTACACGTGGCAACTCCTGTACACAGTGAGGTGTCCATACACTATACTCAAAGTTTACTTGAATTACAAAAACAATGTTGGAAGAGAAAAATGAGGTGCACCTTTCAACTAATGAAATCTTCTTTAGTCACACAAGGTCGTAATCTTTGTGTAAGTGGTTTTCTTGAAAACAAAGATGCAACTCATCTATTATTTATAGATTCAGATATTGCTTTTGAACCACAATCTGTTTTTACGTTATTAGAAAAACAAAAAGAGATTATCTCAATGGTTTATCCTATGAAAACACTTAATATGAAAAAATTAATAAAAAAGGTGCAGGAAGGTAAGGTTATTGATGAGGTTAGAGCACATAGTGCCGCGCTTACATATCCTGTCCGATTGACCGATGATCACAATGAGGTTCGTATAAATGATGGTGTCATAGAGGCAGATCATATGCCGACAGGTTTTATGTTGATACAACGAAACGTATTTAACAAATTAATAAAAGCATACCCTGAGAAGAAAATAAAACAAAAAACTATAATAAATGGTGAATTTGCCGATAGGCCACACTTTTGGAACTTTTTTGACACACATTTTGACCCAAAAACAAGTTCCTATCTAGGTGAGGATTTTGCTTTTTGCTTATTATGGAAAAAAATAGGCGGCAAATGTTTTGTTTACATCAGTGATTATATAACACACGTAGGTGAATATCAGTATACAGGCAGACTTTCTGATGAGATGGTGCCCCACGGTGTTGAAACCTTAGCTAAAACAGAGTAGAATGAAACCTAGTAATTACTAGGAGTATTGAATGTTAAAATGGTTTCTAAAACTTTTGCCGAAATCAATAAAAGTTTCGTTAAAAAAAATCCTTCAAAAGGACATCGCAAATAAAGGTATTAATGGTGACACTGAGATCACTTTTATCAACAAACAACAAAGACAATTTTTAAAATCATTAGGAGGAGCAGATTCTCTTAATACAGCGACTGGTCTCAGACAATATTTTTTACAAGGTCTGATGCTGCCAATAGCAATTGGTGCTGGTATTGGTGGTATTTCTGCTTTAGCACGTGGCGAGTCAGCACGTAATGTTTTTAAATCAATTGGTTTAGGTGCTTTATTTGGTGGTATTGGTGGTTATGCTTTTTCTAGTCTTGGAGGAGCCGCTGCCGGTAGTGCTCCAGTAGCAGGAACAAATCTTACACAGGCACAAGCATTGAACCTTGGTTTTGGATCAGCGTCAGGTGGAACAGGTGCTGCCTCCACAGCTTTAATGGAGACTGCAAGAGCACCTCTAACAACAATGCAAGCTGTAGGAATAGGTTCAGCCGGCGGTCAATTAGCTAGCTCTCTTACTGCAAGTGGTAAATCACAAGAACAAATGGCAGAAGATCTATCACCTTACAGTGAAGAGCAATATGCAACAGCTTATTCAAAAGCTAGAGATAATCTTCAAGGTATTGGTGAAAGAGCAACTTACGATACTCCTGCTGATCCAGCAGGTCAACAACAAGCGTTATATGATTTTCAGTCACCACGATATGCACTTGCACAAGGCGGCATAGTTAATGCCATACCCAAATATAGAGAAGGCGGTGTAAACTATCTACCTAGTAAAACGGAACACGATGAAAACGATGTGAATAATTATGTAAGAGCAGCAGGGTATGTTGAAGATGGTTCTGGGCTTGGTGACAAAGATGAAGATACAATGTTAGCGCAATTAGCTGACGGTGAATTTGTGTCACGTGCAGACGCTATATTAGGTGCTGGTATTATGTCAGGAGCTAGTCCGAAAGATTTTAAAGAGATGAGACGTAAAGGTGCTGCATTTTTTTATAATCAGCAGGATCAATTGAAAAGAATTTACGATATAGTTAATGATGGAAATAAAACAAATTGATAGAGACTGTGTGGACGTGTTTTGGGATAAAAAAGTTAAAAATTGGATTCAGTCAGTTCTTAAACAATCAAAAGGCCGTCATACTTTAGAATCAACACTACGTCTCCTACGTGAGGGTAAAATGACTATGTTCTTAATTACAGTTAATAAAGTTATAACCGCTGTATATATTGTTCAAAAAGTATTTTATCCCGCTGCAACTGTTTTAGGTATACTTTTTTGCGGAGGTACTAAAGTATTAAAACATTTAAAAAAAATAGAAAGTTTTTTTATTAATTATGCAAAACAAAATGAATGTGATGGACTTGAGATTATTGGACGAAAAGGTTGGGCAAAAGCAATTAAACAAAATAGTTTAAACTTTAAACATACAGGATATTTTTATGAAATGGCTACTTAAATTAATACCTACAAAATTAAAAGTATGGTTATACAAATTATTGTATAATGACATTTGTGATAAAGGTGAGAGAGAAGATACAGAATTAGTTCACGTTAATAAATTTGAACAAAGTTTGTTAAAAAGTATAGGTGGTGCAGGTAAAGTAAATGAGGAAACAGGCTTAAAAGGATATTTTGGTGGCGGCGGAGGAGGGGGACCGGCTCCAGCTCCAGCGGCAGCTCCAGAAAAAACTACGCAAATAACAAGAGAAGCTCCTGAAATTGAAGCTAGAAAATTAGCTCTATATGATGAGGCCATTGAGTTATCAAAACAACCGATTGCTGTCCCTGAATACATATCTGCGGGACCATCACCTTTAGAACAACAAGCTTTTGCAATGACAGCACCGGGAGTTGGTTTACCTTTATTTGATCAGGGTATTGGAGCTATTGGTCAAGCAGGCACCCAAGCTATGCAAGCACCTGACATAGATGCCTTTATGAATCCATACGAACGATATGTCATTGATGAGATAAATAGACAATCAGCTATGCAAGCTAATCAACGAGCCGCACAAGCTGTGGCCGGTGGTGCTTTTGGTGGTGGACGAGAAGGTGTTGAAAGAGCAGAAATTGAACGTGCACGTTTAGGTCAAATAGGTTC